AAATAATTGTTTCAGAAACTCAAGAGCCAGTAATTTTAGGTATATTTCAACCAGATCATTACGAGAGGGGATTAGACCCATGGCACGTTGACGCCATGCCGGATAAATTCAAAGAAATGCCAAACTGGAACCGTGGCGAACGTGCGAAAGGTTGGTTTGGCGTAGATTGGTGCGGTAATACAGTTGTATGGGTGCCAGATGGCACAGAAATTGAAGTTTCAGGAGCCGAATGAACCAGCCAACCACTAAAGGGGCGGAGGTGTACCATTAGATATTGCGATCACTGCCACCGTAGACATTGGAAGAGTAAGATCGACAAAAGTACTGGATTACAGGTAAAGCACAGGAACGGAAACAAGGTATTTTTATGTATCTACTGCGGTAAGGCACAGGAGGAAGAAAGAGGTATATATCTACCCGAGGCAATCAAGGCTGATATCCTCTATTTTGACATAGAGGTGTCAAAGTCTCTCGTTTACACCTACGGACAGAAAGTACCAGGGGAGTACATCAATCACGAGGATCTCGTACAAGAGCAATTCGTTATCTGCTGGGCAGCTTCGTACATGGGCCGCTCTGAGGTGTGGTCTGATTGCGTGACGGGCAAGGACGCAAAGCGGGGTACAGATGAAAAGATTATGAAGCAACTCCATGGCCTATTGGATGCAGCGGACATTATCGCAGGGCATAACGTCAACGGCTTCGATATGAAGCACGTAAACACAAGGTTTCTGAAATACGGATACTCCCCCATAGTAAACAAAAAAACGCTGGACACTCTTACCATAGCCAGATCAAGGTTTAAGTTGTTCAGTAATAAACTTGATTTTATTGAACAATGGTTAGGGTATCCGGGTAAGGATAAGATCGTCAATGCGGACTGGTTGCAGGTGTTGAAGGGCAACGAAGAAACGCTGAAAAAGGTACTCAAGTACAACAAGGGCGATGTGATTCACGGTAAAGAGGTGCTGAAAGACTTCCAGCCGTGGTCCGGCAAGCGTTCTAATTACGGCGCAAAGACTGGGGTTTACGTTGTGGATACCAGAAAGTCAGAAGGTAAATCTAAGGTGAAGTGATTGGAGGAAGGTGTAAGATGAGTGAAAACAGGGTAAAATAACTGCATGAGCGAGAAAGCAAAGATTGCTAACAAACCAAAAAACAAAGGCGGCAACCCTGAATGGCAAAAGGGCATGAAGTCGCCTAACCCAACAGGTCGGCCCAAGGATGGGGAGTCATGGGCTGCTGTCATCAAAGAAGTTTCAAACATGAACACCGATGATATTCTTGCGCTGGTTGGCAAGAATAACGATTTAGGCAAGGCTATGGCGCAGATGCCTAAAAATGTGCAAATGAAATACCTTGTGGTGGCCCGCGTGATGGCGCAACTAATGTTTGAGCCGCAAAGTAGCTTGTGGAATAGCCTTATGGAGCGGGTAGAGGGGAAGGTAGCACAACCCATTACGGGAGATAGTACAGCACCATTGAGAATAGAAGTCATATATGTCGACAATCAAAATACAATTACCGAAACTTCATCAGGGGCAGTTACAGATAAAAGCGCAGAGGAAAAGGCGTAATGTAATTTGTTGTGGTAGGCGGTTTGGCAAAAATATATTATTGCAAGACTTAGCCGTCGAAACTAGTCTGATGCAACACGCCCCTATTGGATGGGGCGCACCTGTTTATAAGCAGACGCTAGATGATTTTAAAACACTTGATAACATGCTGTCTGCTGTAGTAAGACGGCGTAGTATATCGGAAATGAGACTTGAATTAGTTGGTGGTGGTAGTATTGATTTTTGGTCATTGGATCGCCCCGACAGTATTCGCGGTAAGAAGTACAAAAGGTTTATCGTAAACGAGGCTGGTTTTGTTGGCAACTTAGTGGACATACGAAACTTTATCATTACACCAACGCTGATTGATTACCAGGGTGATGAGTACCATGCTGGCACACCAAAAGGCATGAATGGGTTTTATAACCTGTTTACACAAACAGGTAACGACTGGCAAACATTCCAGATGCCTAGCTATACTAACCCTCATATAGCTACCTCGGAATTAGACCAACTCCGAGAGGTAATGCCAGAGCGTGCGTTTCAACAGGAGATACTAGCGCAGTTTCTTGAAGACGGTGGCGGGGTGTTCCGTGGTGTTCGCAAGGCGGCCACATTACAGCCTCAGGATTTCGTGATTGCGGGTCATCAATACGCTATTGGTGTTGATTGGGGCAGATCCAACGACGCGACGGTTTTCTGTGTGATGGATGCAAACACTAAACAACAGGTGAAGGTTGACCGTATGCTTGATACGGATTATGCCAGTCAGCGACTTAGGCTGAAGGCGTTGGCACAAAAGTATAACAATGCCATTATTTTGGCAGAGGCCAACAGTATGGGGCAACCAAATATTGAAGCGTTGCAATCCATGGGACTGGCTGTACAGGGTTTCCAGACTACGAACGCAACCAAGGCGGCTATAATTCAGGCACTTGAATTGGCGTTTGAGCGTGATACAATACGGATAATTGACGATTCTGTGCAAGTAAATGAACTTATGGCTTATGACAGTGAAAAGCTGCCGTCTGGATTGGTGCGTTACAGCGCCCCTGACGGCATGCACGATGACACAGTGATCGCGCTTGCGCTTGCGTGGTGGGCAATAGCAGGGCGTGAAACTTGGAGCACAATAGGATAACCAAATGGCAAACAAACTAATAGCAACCGACGGGGCAAGTGTAAAGAGTATCAACCCATGGGATACAGAGAGCTACCCCGAAGCGTGGCGGATATTCTCTGGACAACCACAGACGCCAGAGCAGGAAGTAATATCAAGGGTTGCCGCTGCGTTCCGTGCGTTCAACCTAAAGGCTAATACTGTCGCAAGCGTGCCGTTTACCTTGTTCACAAAGAATGGTGATGAGTTTGATAACTCGAACGAATGGGGGAATAAAGTAAAGTTTCTTCCCAATCCGCAGGAGTTATTGAGGCTTGATACGCTTTCCTTGATGTCTTCCAACACGTTTTACAACTTAGTTACGTCGGATGTGTTAGGGTTCCGCCCCAAAGGTTTGTACAATGCTATTTATTCATCATTCAATCCGTACGCCAATACAGCAACCGCGCAGCTTGAATATGTAGAGCGTAAGATCGGGACAAGCATAGAGAGATATAACCCCGAAGGTGTGCAAATAGGACTTAACGCATCCAAGACCCGCCTTATCCGTGCGTGGAGATTGGACGAGACGACCGAAGTGCTCCCCTCGCGTAACACAGAGGCAAAAGCTATTATGTCATCCGCTGGTATCATTGCGAATCAAGATACCTGGGTGGAATACTTCTACCGCAGGGGTGGTATCAAGGCGACACTTATTGGCATGAAGGGACTTATCAATACAGATACCAAAGAAGAGGCAGAAAAGGGCTGGTCCAACTGGTTGAAGGGGATCGGCAAGTACTTTGGCCGACCTGCCCGTATTTACAACACAGAAGCCATTGACGTTAAGCCTATCGGTGCTGGCGTTGATGACATGAAGGATAATAAGATATATGAGCAGGCCATAGCCAATATTGCCATGGGAACGGGTATGCCGCTGTCTCTCCTTTTGGCAAATTCTGCCAATTATGCAACCGCGCAGGAGGAAAAGGCAACTTGGTACGAGAGTGACATTATCCCATTGTGCCGCTGGATTGCATTTGAATATAACCGCCAGTTGTGGGAGCCGCTGGGGTATTACATGCAATTCCAGCCGCAGACGCTTGACCCGAACCAGCAGGACGAGACAGAGAAGGCAAGCGCAGTCAATCAGTACATGGATCTGATTGCCAAGGTTCCAACTTATGATTTGTTTGTGGGACTGACTGACACTATGGGCATTGAGGTTAGCGATACACTACTAAAGGCGGTAGAAAAATATTATTCTAACAAGCAATCAAAAATGGAGACTGGTGAATTAGGACCGGACGGACAGCCTATCGAGGTTCAGCCTGTGGTAGCAGACAAAGAAAGCGAGGACAAGCCGAAAGAAGTGACTGCAAAATGGATTCCCACCCTTGACCAGTTGGAGGAGTTGCGCGTTTATCGTGAGGTGGCATTGCGCAGGCTGAAAAAGGGTGACAGCCTGGACTTTGAATATCTGCCACATAAAGGCGGATTGCCTGCTGATGTGTTTTCCACGATCAAAGCCGACCTGCCAACATGCACAACCCCCGAAATGGTAAAGTCCGTCTTTGAGAAAGCGCAGGGGGTGACGGAGATGCTGTTCTTTCCGCAGGTCAAGAGCGATGCTGAGAAGCTAGCCGAGAGTATCAATCGGCTGGCGGATTCGATGACACATAAAGAAAGCGATAAATAAATGAGCTACAAACAACCGCGTAAAGATGGAATAAAGTATGTGTTATGCCAACACCTTGAAGAAGGCACACAAGATTGGGAGTGTTGGTCTCATTGGGCCGGCGACAATTTGAGATTTATTTTGTGTCCAGTTTGTTTTAATCAAACGTTGGGGAGTTTCGTTAGAAATGCAAATGTGGCGTCTTTGTTGTATCAACAGATAGACTTAAAGGCAGACAAAGAAATAGATGTGTAGCCCCGATGGGCAGAAAGGTTTTGAGATGGAAACAAGCAAGATTGTTGATTTAGAGGACTGTGAATACTGTGGCAACACGTCTGATATTGTTGATTCTAGGGGGTGTTGTCCTGCTTGTGGTGCTAAACGCAAGAAGAAAGAAAAGAAGGTGTTCCCGTCCATGAGAGTAGAGTATGCGTATGGCGTGGATACATTTTCCAGCTCTGATAGTGGGCCTTCTCGTTGGATATGCAGCACATGAACCTATACTTCGCCACCATCCGACAAGCCATAAAGCTATTCCCCGACATCGTGCCTCATCTGAAAGGGAAGGCGCGGTGGGTCGCGTTTGGTCCGTATGGGTTAAACAATATATCCATTGTCTTAGACGGGAAAACTATAATTTCCCATTACAAGACATACGAATACTATCTATCTGAGCTATCTCGCATGGTTACAAATGTGTATGCGGGTAACTTGGGTGGGGAGTTTATAGATTTACTTGCCGCGCTGATTTATGGACAATTAGATCAGGCTTATCGTCTTGCGTGGAAAGACGAGGGTGGTGATAGTGAATTCCCTTCATATCTACAGGACAGCTTTGAGGATATGTACCTAAGTCAATTTGATTTTGTTGACCAATATTACAGAGACATCGTTGACGCAAGGGTTGACGAAACACCGATAGATCCCCTGCTTGCGCGCGCGGTGCTTTGGGCACAGCAATGGGAGACCGCATACAAACAAGCCGTAGAATTGATACACCTTGAAAGTGGCGGTAATCTGACATGGCGCAAGGGTGACACAGAACGCGGATGTTCGACTTGTGCCGCGCTGGATGGGATTACAATGTCAGCGCGTGAATGGCAGGAGTTGGACGTACATCCACGTGGGTATCCTAATAATAAGCTGGAATGTCAAGGCGGCGGCCCTGCTAATTTCTGCGACTGTGAGTTAGAGCCGACGGATAAACGACGTTCACCTGATGCGTATGCGCGGGTGATTGATATAGTGAGTAAGTAGAAAGGATATAATATGTGGAGAATTTCTTGGAACGTCAATAGGTGGCTTTGGTACATATCTCCTAGGTGGCTTCTTGTGATTATTCAAAAGGCAACTGGACATACCCTGGTGGGTCAACAGGCAGAGGATGAGGCTGTTACATATTGGTGGTGGGAAAAGACAGAAAATGTAAAGAAAAGATTCGAAGGTTTTGACAGATAGAAGGGATTTTACAATGTCAAGTTTACTAGCGAAGTTGAGATTTATTGCAGACAGTTTTGGCAACGCAAATTATCGTGGTAGTTTTCGAGGTTCAAATCCACACGAGCAGAACCAGATAGAAATGATTAGGGAGGTTTATGCTCCGTGGCTTTATGGCGGCACTCCTCCGCAAGACATTTTAGACGAATTAGGACCAATAGCCGAAAAGCTAATAGCTGACACCAAGATGGACGATGGAAGCGATATTGACGACTTATTATCTATGTACGAGTTGTAAAGGAGTAATATGCTCGTAATGAAAACCAGGGGCATGGCAGAATTCACCGCGTACATCTCGTCTATTGCGCGGAATTCGCGCGGAATTGTTACGGAAACGATCACTGACTACATCATCGGAACCGACACGCGCGGGCTTAAGCACTATCCCCCACCGCGCGGCCAGAAGTACAAGCGCACCGGTTATCTTCGTGCGGGGTGGATGCGACGCGGCCAGGGTACATTATCGCGTGCGGAAAATACCGTCTACTACAGTCCTTATGTGCAGGGTACTGGCACGCAAGTTTGGTGGACGAAAAAATATGGATGGAGGTCTGTGGCGGAAATCGTTCAGACCAACATTCGCGGGGCCACAAGAGCCGCAGAGCAAGCTATGGTTCGCAAGAATAAATAGCCCTACACAATTTCACAAAACCGTGATAGGATATTGACAACTAAATAACCACCCCGCCTATGTGCGAATCGCACAGGCACGACCACATCAGAATCTGAGACGTCGATTGAAGAACCGAAAGGTATTTAATCGACGTCTTTTTGCGTTTTACGGAGTATTTATGGCGAAAGGTGAAATTAACCTGACAATTGGAATGACAGAAGAGTTACGTGAAGCCTTGGAAGAGGTTAAGCGAGGCGCACGCAATAGCCGTGCCGATCAGCAACGCGTACAGACTATACATGACTACAGCGTAGAGAATGGGGCCATGTGCAAAGATGGAAAAGCTCTCGAACTTGACGAAATCCTTGTGCATTATGGCGGAGAGGTCAAAGCGTTGGGGAATGGGAAAGTAGGGGGCATGTTAGTTCGCCACTCTAATCAGAATGACCCCGACTTGACCGATGATTACTTTGACGGTAAGACGGAGATTCACTTTTCTGACAGCCTGCCAGTGCTTTACCAGCACGGTATGGATAAAGTTTTGGGAAAGCGCGTTATTGGCTCTGCTACTGCAAAGCGTGACGATGTAGGCGTATGGCTGGAAGCACAACTGAACATGCGTGACGAATATGAAAAAGCTATTTATGGCATGGTTGAACAAAAGAAGTTGGGATGGTCGTCTGGTGCAATCGCCCACCTTGTAGACCGTGAATTATCAGATAATGGCAAGACTTATCACATTAAATCTTGGTTCATTGGCGAGGCCAGCTTAACCCCTACCCCTGCTGAGCCTAAGAATACAGTAATGACATTGAAATCGTGGACACCGCTCGAAGCAGCATGGCCTGATAACAGCGATAAAGAAATAAAAAATAATATAGGAGATACGAAAATGCCCGAATTGAAAGATGAAATCAAGGCCATGTTTGACGAACAGAAAACAAGTATTGAACAACTCGTCGAATCAAAAGCCGAAGCCGCAGCGCAAAAAGCTGTGGACAATGTCCTTTCCAAGTTGCCTGAAATTAAGACCCCTCTTGGAGCGCAAGCAGCCGTCACTCTTGACGAAGCCGATCAACCCTGGAAAAGCAAGGGTGAATTTTTCATGGCCGTCAAGAACGCCGCAATCATGCCCTCGCAGTTGGACCCCCGCCTGAAATCCCTTAAGGCCACTGGTTTGAGTGAAGCGCAGCCCTCACAAGCTGGCTTTCTTGTGCCGCAGACAACCGCCCCCGGTATCATCGAAAAGATGTACGGAACTGGTACGCTGTTGAGCCTCTTTGGAAACCGCGATCAGGTTTTGGGGAATAACATGAGCTACAACGTGGTGGATGAAACCTCCCGCGCTACTGGCTCCCGCTATGGTGGCTTGCAGGCTTATTGGTTGAATGAGGGTGGCACAAAAACTGCCTCAAAGCCGAAGTTTCGCCAGCTTGAGTTGAAACTCAAGAAAGTGACTGCGCTTGTTGTTGCCACTGATGAACTTTTGGAAGATGCCCCCGCGTTGGAATCATGGCTAACTCGCACCGTGCCGGATGAACTCCGCTTCATGGTGGAAGATGCCATTGTGAACGGCGACGGCGTTGGGAAGCCTCTCGGATTCCGTAATGGCCCGATTGTTTCCGCAACCCGTACTGATGCGAATGAGATTGACCCATTGGATCTTGGTCGTATGTGGGCTGCTCGCTGGGCTGGTGTGAATGACTACATCTGGCTGGGTAATCAGAGCATTTTCCCGCAATTGCTGACTTTGGCAATCGGTAACTCCCCTGTGTTTCTGCCCCCTGGTGGATTGAGCGGGTTGCCTTACGGAACCCTGTTGGGCCGCCCGTATTATGACGTTGAATACCTTCCCACCTTGGGAACTGCTGGCGATCTGATGCTTATTTCACCTTCACAGTACCAATTGATCGAGAAGGGCGGGGTTCAAACTGCCTCGTCAATTCATGTGTACTTCACAACCGACGAAAGCGCGTTCCGCTTTGTGTATCGTGTTGACGGTGCGCCGATCTGGAATAGCACATTGACCGGCTTCGATGGTGGCACTTATGCACCTGCCGTACAACTTGCCGCTACGACCTAATAGGGCAAATAGGAGAATATAAAATGAGCCAATTTGGAATTCGCTACGCAGAAGGCTTGAAAATTCTGCCAATTCTTACCCCCGCCGATATTGTGGCAACCGCTACCTACACGGCTTATGTTGATCTGGATAAGATCAATTGGGCCACCTTCCTGGTATCTCTCGGATCGGTTGCCTCGACCGATTCAACGGGAGAGGTGGTTATTACCGTTGAGGCCTCCACCGCTGGCACGTCAAACGCTACAGAGGGAAATGTTTCCTTCCAGTACCGCCTGTCTGCTGCTGTGGGTACTGACACAATGGGCGCGATTACTTCGGCAACCGCCGCTGCTGGGGCCGCAATCAATAACACCGCAGATAATACCGTGGTCGTGATTGATGTCGATCCCTCTGTAGTTGCTGCTTCGGCTGCGGATCGTCGGTTTGTGCGTCTGCTGATTACTCCGACATCGGAAATCACAGCGACGGTCGTGGGTGCAATTGCCATTATGGAACCGCGCTACCCTGGCAACGCAATCCCCTCATCCACCTAATTAGACTGGGGCAGGTAGAAATCTACCTGCCCCTTTTATGGAAATTACAATGGCCCTTCAACTTCAAAAACTATCTGACACCGTTTGGGAATTGAGAGACGGAAATACATCCATCGCCGCTACGACCTTTACAAAGAAGGTCAACTGGATTGCGATTGGAGTTTGAGCAGAAAGGTATTTAATGTATTTAGTTCCCATTCCTATTAGTTCATATGATTGTATTGATCTAATTCAAAAAAACCTAAATGTTATTTGTTGGTTATCAAAAATTAGCAATAAGTCAAGAATCGTAAAAGACGAAAAGGGAGCATTGTTTATTTTGTGCATACCGCGAGAGAAAAATGG